TGACTCAATTGTATATCCAGATTCAACCTCAATAGAAGCAGTTATCACTACATCTAAATTAGTAGGTGTAACTACTGTCAGAGTTACTCCAATAGTCATCGCTTCTTCTATATGATCCTTTACTCTTTGAACAATTTCTGCGTCAACTGCTACATTGTCATTTCCAAGTACCATTACTTTTATACTGCCCGGGCCATCCCATCTAGGATATACTTTCACATTGTACACGCCTTCAACTTCTAAAGCCCATTGCTCGTAATGAGCTACATTTCCTGACGTGGCAGGGTCTCTTTGTAGCCTGTAAAATCTGTCTCTTAGTTCATCATCGTCTTCAATCTCAGTTCCACCAGTAAAGTCTTTTGAGTTTGTTATTCTTTCTATATCTCTTATTTCATCCATCAACTCAAACTCTGTGCCAGATGGGATATTATATTCGACTCCGATTGCAAGAGCTTGTACTGGACTCGTGTTTCCCTCTTCTGAGCCAATTACTACATCTTTTATTACTACATACATAAGGTCATTGTATCTTTACATTTCCTAAACAATTGAAATTCCAACAAACTAATAGATCGTAATTATGTCTATTGCCAGTTAATTGTCAGTCAACACTACTTATCCACAGTTTTACACCCTTATAAAACAGACTAGATTATTCTTTAATCTAGTCTGTCTTTTATTTCAACGTATATAATTATTATTCTATTTTCTCTATTAGTTTTTTTATTCATATTATACATCCAACTTCAATTGTAATCATATTATCTAAATGAAGTTGGATGTATTACATGATCATCTTTAGGATTTATATGTGATAACTCAGTATCTACTAAAGCTTACACGAGAGTATAGACAACAAAAAGAAGACCTAAAATAGTTTTTAGGTCTTCTTTTATTCTCTACACTCATCCGGCAACTTATCTTCTCTAATTCCTTTTAATACTGGTTACTGGTTGCCTTAAAGATCCTCTGTCATTTTCATAACATCTTTTATTC